AATCAACTTCACCTTCAAGTCCCATTGTAATGTGACCATCTTCCATTGTTGCACCACCACCAACTTCAGCTCCTATTTGTGCGCCGATACTTACTCCAGCAGATCCAGTTGCAGATGCTTCTTCGATTCCTATTGTGGATGAAGATTCCACTCCCACACTTGAACCAACTGTTGCTCCCGCACTTCCTTCTGCACCATGAAGTCCGATTGAACCTTCTGCTTCTGCTCCTGCGTGAGCTTCCGCATATGCACCAGCGGAAGTTCCCATATCTATTCCACCAACAGTTCCTTCTGCACCAACTTCAACGTGTGCTTCTGCACTCGCACCAACTTCTGCTTCTGCACTCACATCAGTATCAGTAATCTCTGCTCCAACATGAGCTCCAACTTCAGCTTCTGCTCCCGCTTCAGCTCCCAAATCAACTCCACCTACAGTAGTTCCTGCATGAGCTTCTGCACTAACACCTACTTCTGCATCTGCACTAACACTTGAGTCTGTTACTTCTGCACTTGCTCCTGCATGGGTTTCTGCACTTGCACCCAAATTTTCATCACCGACACTTACACTTTCGGAGACTTCTACGCTCTCTTTAGCCATTATTTTCCTTCTATTCTATTAAAAAATTCTATAGATTTTATAAGTTGTTCAATCTGATCTGTATGTGACAGTGATTGATATATAAGTAATCCAAATGTAAACAAAACTATGAACCACAAACAGGAGAAAGATATCAATACTAAATTAGATATCAATTCATCTTCTTTCATTATTTGTCTTCCAATTGATAATTAAATGCTTTTGTATCCTTTGATGCTGGCGGTGCCATCTTTCTAAGATATACATGAATCATCATAGATCCTGTTGGAGAAGGAAATTTGAAAGCAGGTTTGTTGGGCTTCATTCTCATTTTAATATCATCAGTTGCATTAACTGGATGTCTTGCGAGTTTGCGTTTCTTGATTTCATCACTAACATACTTGTCAAGTTTTCTGTCTAAACGCGTTTCTTTGAGATATTCTTTAAAATTTATCATTTATTCTTCTTATCCTTTATCAACTTTAATAAATCTGTAGTTGATCCAACATACAAATTATTATTAACTGATGCTGGTCCTGTTGGTGCTTTGTTTGTTAATTCTTTTTTAACTTTTTGAAGATTTACCAATTTTTCATTAGTTTCTCCAAGATTTTTAATCAGTTGTGAAGCAACTTCAAAATGTCTTGCATGCTCTGTCGATTTTGCTATTTCTAATAATTCATCTAATGCGTCATGTCCCTTTTCCATTAAATTATAATAATTTTCTCTTGAATATCTATAATCAGTTTTAAAATCCTCATCATCTGAATCTACTGTTAATCTTTTTTCTGTCTTTTCTGGAAGAGTTGTTATTGGGTCTTCAACCAAAACTTCTTGAACTAAATCTTTTATGTCCATGATACATCGTCTCCATCAAGTGTTAAACTAAACCCAAAATCATCATCCGCTGCCGCATCTTCTGGTTTGGGTTTTATTCCAAGAGTTGCGGTTGTTTGTGTTGATGTATTTCCTAATAAATTTACGTCTGCAGATTCTAAATAAAGTGATTCAGAATCTTCAGTTATTACGCTATTAATTGTAAATGCTGTACTACTTTCCAAAAGAAATCTATCTAAAGTACCAATATCCGCATCCGCGTTTCCAGATACATTCTCAGGAACTATTATCTGAAGAGATATTTCCTTAATTGGTTTTCCACTAGTCGATAATTCTGGATACAGAAACGTTTTCATTGTAAATTGCATATCCCATGATAAAGATCTTCTAGTTTCAAAATCTCCGTCATACGCATCTGTATAGTTAACAGAATTTAATATAATAGGACAATCGACCGCAATATCCATTAAAGGTACAGTTTTAATAGTTACTGTAAATTCTGGTGTAAAATTTGGTAAAATCTGTTCAACAATTTGTGCAGCATCTTCTGCATTTTTTGCTAAAATAGCCAAATCAAAAATAAAATTATAAGGAACAGGATTATATTGTGTTCTTAATGTTCCAGATATAGAAGAAGAATTCTTACCAACAGTATTCAATTTTCTTGTTCCATCATACATTATCTGACTCATCATAAACCCAATTCTAGGTAAAATTATTGCTGGAGTTCCTGCAAGAGCGGGATTTGCAATTCTAACCATAAATTTTTGTTTTGGTCCATAAGCAACAGGAATTTTTAAAGTTTCTACTACAACTCCGGATGAATTTACCCTTTTAACTGAAATATCATTAAATAATGAACCAAAAGCAACAACCATTTTTCTGATTGTTTGATGATATGTCGATGTTCCAAACATTATATGTTACCTTCAGAAAATGGATCTCTATCAGTGAAATCAAATATTGAATCACTTTCAGTTTGAATACCTAAATTATTCGCCAGTGGATCTGTTAGAATTACCAGATCATCTGGCACTGCTGTCATAGACCAAGATGCAGTACTTGCTTCACCCACAACATCATATGCTGTAGTAATAGTACCAACAATATTTCCAACTCTCAAAGTCTTTGTAGTAGGAGCCCAAGAAAGAACTTTCATCGAAGCGTCTCCATTGCTACAATCTTCTCCTATCGTAAAAGTTCCTTCTCCTGAAGTAAATACCAAGTCCATCGAGTATCCATAATCTGTTTCAATATCGTCGATTGCCGCAATACCAGTATCCATATCCTCATGACTGTACTCAAACGTTTCACAAGTGAGAGTATATATTGGAAGATTCCCCAACTGATAAAATACTTTTTCATGTTCAACAAATCTTACTTCAAATAATTTATCATTTAATGGAAAATATATTAAATCTCCTTCATATGGTCTATCAAGTCTTCCTACTATTTCTTCATCTTTCCACCGTCTTTGAGAAACATCTAAAATTACTTGATCTCGTATTTCAAGCCCAAATTGTCCTACCATATCACCTTCACCACTAAATCCATCAGTTGAATCAATATACATTTCTATTATATGTGCAGCTGAAAATTTAGAAGCGACGTCTTCACTATACAAATTATCTACTGCGACTGATGTTCTAGGCAGATAACTTATATCTATTCCATGTATTTTAATCGATTCTTCTACCAAATCATTCAGTAAATTTTGTTCTGGTTGAAAATCAACATTTTGAAAATATGTAGATACTGGCATTTATTATCCTACTGCAAAGTCGACTGGGAATTGATATTTTCCTTCTAAATCTTGTAACAATATTTCTATATTTGATTTAGCTTCATCTAAAATTCTACCACCATCTAAAGTGGTTCCTCCAGGTAATTGTGTACCTTGATATTTAATTAAATTATTTCCCCATTGTTTTCTAAACAATTCTGTAGTGTATTGTTTTAACCACATATCATTAAAAACATCCGTATGTGTAGTTGGATCAACGATTTGTACACATTCAGCAACGAGATAATCCCCCACATTAAATTCCTTAGACCAATCAACATCAACATATAATCTATCCTGATGCCTAGAAAATCTCATTCCTGGTTTCCCACTAAATACTTCTTGAAGTACTCCTAAATGTTGCTGTACTTGATAGTATGATACTATTGAAGTTTTGGTCAAATCATAAATATCATTTAAATATAATTGATATCTAACATCAAACATGTTCTTTGTTGATCCACTATCCAAAGGAAAAACGGCTATAACACCAATAGTTGCCTCTAATAATGTAACGTATGAGTTATCAATATCATCTTGTGTTATTTCGTGTTTTAAATATGTTTTAATTGTGGCATCTCCATGAAATTCTTGATACATTTGAAGACCTTCTTCCAATCTATCTTCCAGTTGATCCTCTTCAACATTGATCTGAATAACTGGTTTCCCTAATGCCCTTAAACAATATTCTCTTAATTCTGTTCTTGACGCTGGTTGTGTAGCTGACATAATGTTCCTATAACGGCGTTAATATATGTTATATTAACTATTTAGTAAGGTAAGTTTATGGAAATTTTGATTACTGGACACAATGGTTTCATTGGTTCCAATCTCTACAATTATCTTAATTCATATCATAATATTTATGGAATTGACTACCCAAATGACATATTAAATACTGAGTTACCTAAAGTTGATTGCGTAATACATTTAGCAGGTTCAACAGGTGTCAGAGAAAGTCATAAAAATCCTAAAAAATATTTAGATAATAATATAAAAATAACTAAAAGAATATTTGATCATTATAAAGATACAAAAATTCTATTTGCATCCACCTCTTCTGTAAAAGAATTACAAAGTCCATATGCAATATCAAAATATGCATGTGAACTTATTGCTCCCAAAAACGTTGTTATTATGAGGTTTTTTACTGTTTGGGGAGATTATAATTATAGAAAAAATATGTTATATGGACTAGCCATAGAAGGTAAATTAGACTATATTACTGAACATAAAAGAGATTTTACTCATGTATATGAAGTTTGTAGAGCCATTAAAATACTAATAGATAAAGGAGTTGGTGGAGAACTTTATGAAATTGGTCACGGAAAACCAATATCCCCCCTTGACTTTTTGAAAAAGATAGGGTATAATAAGGTGTTACCGTTTAGGAAAGTTGAAGGTGAATCTAATATAACTTGTGCAGATCCAACTAAAATGAAAGAATTGGGATGGTAATTGACTACTTTAAAAATGATTGGAAGCCTAATTGGAGCAAATATTCTTATAGCGGTTGGGAACTTCTAAACAAAATATCAAATAATGAAACCATACTTGATATAGGTTGTGGTTATAATCTCTTTAAAGGACGTTATGGTGATAAATTATATGGTATTGATCCCGCCAATGACAGTGCAGATGAAGTAATATCTATTGAAAAATTCGATGCTGACGGTAAACAATGGGATGTGGTTTTATGTCTCGGTAGTTTAAATTTTGGATCTATAGAAGATGTTGAACCACAAGTACAAAAAGCTGTAAAATTAACCAAAGTTGGTGGAAGATTATATTGGAGACAAAATCCAGGACTAAATGATCATCGTTGGAAAAATCAAGAAAATATTACATTTTTTCCTTGGACATTTGATCTGAATTATAAATGGGCAAAAAAATATGGATGCACAGTTATAGAATGTACATGGGATGACGCTAGAATTTATTCAGAATGGATTAAGGAGAATGAATGTGTTTAACTACTGCTTTATAACCTAACCCTTCATTAACAAATCTTACTGCATTTTTTAATGTTGATGTATTTACCGCTTCATACATTCTTTTTATAATAAACTCAGAGTCTTGTCCAATAAATACCTCATAACTTCCTAATTTTTTTAATCTTTCTTTTTGAAATTCCTCATCGAACCACGTTTTTGTTGCAATTGTTACCATATCATGATAATATACACTATCCGTAGTCACAAAAAAACTTTTTTGAATACCATCTCTCCACAATCTCAATAAAACATATGCATCATAAACCTCTCCTTTGGGTTTAAATCCATGAGTTTGTTCAAATATATAATCGAAGCATAATCCTTTAAGTTCAGGATTTGGATCATCTACCCATTGACCTGTTTTATAATTCATTTGACAATGATGAAACCATATTTCAAGTTCATTGTTAGCTAATGCTTTTTTATATTTTGCATTACCAGTATAATTCTGAAAGGTGTCTCTACTTACATTCAATTCTCCATTTACAAATGCTACAATCCGCGCTCCTCCACTTTTCATACCTTTAACAATAATTACTCTATCTTTAAAACATTTCATAAATTTATCCATATCATTAGTCTCTGGACACACCATTAGTCCCGCCGCGAAATGATCTGGTTCTGATCCACCCCCAGGATTAAGTGCGAATTTTTGTTTATGGAATTTTGGATTATAATCTATCCTTTTGGGAATAAGCATATTGCCAGGATGAATTAATATTGGTTTATATTTTCTAAAATCATAATTTCCAACATCTTCTAATAATGTTGCCATAGCATTTCCACCATGACTAGTCATCATATAATTACCGTATTTCAATTTACTTTCAAATTTTCTTAGAGCATTTTTTCCTCTATTTCCTGGGATATATTTAAAATCTATTTGTTCAATATTACCTGATAAATTATTATTCATATGTTTACCCCAAAGCCATGCCCATCTCGAGGTTCCTCCTGGCTTTGGTGAACTAGGAATAACTGCGTACATTGTATCAGCATTAACCTGACTGACCATAACCATTGTACCAAAAACAAACAACATACATAATATTAATTGAATAAATTTAAACATAATCTACCTTTACTTTTTTACTAAAAATGACCATCAATATTGATAACAACATTATTATAATAACGAATGGTCTTATAATTATTTCTTGAAAACTATACAAATCTATCAATTGATATGAAAATTGTTCTAATCTTTCACTCAAAATAAATCCCAACAATACCGCTGGCCTGCTAATTTTAAAATGCTTCAGTATAAACCCACAAAATGAAAACACAATAAAAAATATTGAATCTTCTAAAATAAATTCATAAAAATTTGAACTTATTATTGCCCACCATGTAACAAGTGCAACAAATGCTATGAAAAAATATTTATTGATACGAAATATTTTAGATATCGGCCCGGCTAATAATAATCCAAAAATTGTAACTGAAATAGTGCCGACTAGATAACCAATTATTATAGAATTTATAAAATTTTTATCCTCTAATATATATAAATCTCCCATAGGAAATCCAATATATTCCCATAATCCCATCGCGATCATTGCCCATGTTGCACCAGGAATACCTATGAGAATAGTGGGTATTAATGCTCCTGCCTTGCCGGCATTATTAACTCCTTCTGGTGCGACTATACCTTCTGGCGCGCCCTTACCAAATGGAGTTGAAAATACCCTTTTCATTTTTGTCGCTATACTATAAGAAATCCATTCTGAACCGCCACCACCATATCCCGGCAATAATCCATAGAAAAACCCAATTAATCCCCCAACAAAACCATGTTTCCATAAACGTATTGCATCAATTATACCTTTTTTTATTTGTTTAAAGTCACTATTTTCTTTAACAGATTTCATATCAAATTTACACAATGTATATAATTCTGGAATACAAAATAATCCTGATGCCAATACTGCAATACCTATACCGTCATAAAGATAATATTCCATTCCAAATGTAAATCTTGGATTTCCTGTAACATCAGAACCAATTGATCCTAAACCAACACCTATAATTACTGATAAAATGCCTTTTAATGGCTTATTACTTGATAGTAAACTTACACTCAAAAAACTAAACAATATAATAACCCACATCTCAGGAACTTTCATATATTGTAAAATGTGTTCATATAATGGAAGAACAATAAGAAATGGAACAAACCAAATAATACCTTGTATACCACTAGTGGTTAATGCTAAACTAATTGCGTAAGAACTTTGTCCTGCTTTGGTGAGTGGGAATCCATCAACCATTGTCGCCGCAGAAGAATTAGATCCGGGAATTCCAATATAAACTCCTGAAAAACTATCTCCTATTGTACACGCAACAACCGCTGCCATAGAAAAGGCAACAAATTCATATGGTATATGTGAAAAATGATTCACAACACTAAATAGCATTATCAATGCTTTAGTGGGACCTGAGACGGGAATTATCCCTATAAATAAACCATAAAGTGAACCTAATACTGTCCACATCAACAATTCAAACATAATACTTAAAAATCCTTGTTAATATTAAAATCTATAAATATATATAATACCATTTAAATCATAAAGGGAATTTAAAATGCCAGTAATTCAAACAATAATAATGACGAAAAATGATATGTCTGCATATCAAGGTATCCCAGTTCCACCAGTTTCCACTTGGGAGAGCCGGGGAAAACGCGAGGAGGGCACATGGCCATATCCAAACACGAGTGGAAAATTTACTTGCGTGGGAGAAGCGCGTGTCGAATTTCAAAGTACTATGACAAGCGGATTCGAGTTCATAGACGAGCCTGACCGTGAGGGAGAAGAATGGGTTGAGCGGAACGCATCCAAAGCACGATGCAATGAATTTTATCGAATGGATGACCATATGAGTGATTGTGAGAAAGCTGGGTTATGTGAAGTATCAACGTACTTATTGCCCGCCGGAAATGGGTTTGTTATTGTTCGAAAATGGCAGGACGATTCTTGGGCTGAAAGAAGAGCTATACCGACTCCCGAAATAGATAAATTGATGGTTCCCAATACCAGACGTCAAGAACTGCAAGATGAGAATGCACCGATGTGGATTGGCTGGACAAAAAAAATAGATATAAAAATAGAATAATCAAATATATTCAATAATACCCAAATGCCCATTCCTTTTCATTACACCACCAACATTTTTTACATGGTCTTGGTGGTTGTATAGTTTCACAACTTACTGTTAATTTCACCAATTCTTCTAAATTATATTCCGCACAAATTTTAGCAATTTCTTTTTTATTAATTTTTGCAAAGGGACTATAACTTTGAATATTATCGAATATAATTTTCTTAATTGGAATCCCTGGATAATCACGTCGAATATCGCGTTCCTCAGTCTTAAACTTTTGCTCAATAGGATTTAAAGAAAACCCATTACTCCATGCATCTAAGTTATACTTATTGGTAAGAATTTTTGCTTGTTTTTTTTTATTAGATCTTGCCTCAAGTCGATTCTTAAAATATTTTATTTCATGTGTTATAATAGAACAATTAGTTTTTTCTTTTATCCAACTAACAATATTTTTAGTATTTAATTCATTATCTTGACCATCTTCTGTTCTCACTACTGTATATACAAAAAATTGACTTTCTAAATATTTTGCCATTAAATAAAATAAGATTGCACTATCAATACCACCACTAAGAAACACTCCATATCGAATTTTATGGGGCATCATTTCTACATTAATTTCCATAAAAAATCTCTACTATTATATTCTTTAACATTATTTAAAGCCTTACTAGCAGTGATGCCATTAAAATACATAGAACAGAAATCAGACCCATATGTAATAAGTTCTGAATTATAATTATTAATTTTTTGTATAAAATTTATAGACATTTTATGAGAGTCATTAGATGTTTTTAATACATTTGCTGGCAGATGTTTTAATGCACCATTCCACCAAAATACGCTATTTTCTTTTGGTTTAGATTTAAATAATTTATCTATATCATTTGATGCTAAATTGCAAGGTATATAATTGTGTTTACAATTCTTATATCGATTCCAATGTTCTATCCAATTATTTTTAAATGTTTCTTCTACATGTTTCCATATTCTAATTGCTGCAGGATATGTACTTCGTAATCTAAGTTTGCCATTAAATGATTCCATCAAAGGAAATTTTTCATACAAATGATCCATCCATTGCAAATAATTTTTACCATCCCAATTATCAATTGTATATTTTCTTACTTGTAAACTAGGTTTACTAATATCTACATGATTTATTATTGCATTGTCTTCAAAATCATGAACATCTAATATGTAATTAATAAAAAATCCACTACTTACTGTAGCCGCCCATTTTATTTTTCCAATTGTGGCTTTTTTAATATTTGGTATTTCATTATGAATTATATAACATCTATTAGATGCAGAGAGAAGTTCATTTGTTATTACTGAATGTGTTTCTACAAAATTATTATAATCGACATGTGGTATATTTAAATCTGTTGCAAGTATTTTTCCCTTATCATCTTTTAAATTGCTTTCATAGTAAGGATATGATAACAAATATCCTGGTTTAGCAATTATAGAAAAATCATAATTATTCGATACGGTTATGTCATTTGTTTCAATAAAAACAAACTTTTCTGAACCTACACGTTCAATAAATGAATGATCAAAATATAATTTTGTATAATTTACACATATATCATAAAATTGTTTGTTATGATAATCTGGTTGATGTAATAATATAAAAGCGTTCATTAAAAATTATAATATGCTATTATTGTGTCATACTTTATTTTTTTATATGGATCGGGATTATTTCTAAAAAACCCCTCTAAAGATCTAATGTATGTTGCTATATGTTCCTCTTCTGATTTAAATGTTATTCCCCATCGTTGTTTGAAATGATTATTACACGCAATGTTAACATCCATATTATTATCAAATATCCATTTAGCACCTAGATATACTTCTTCATAAATTAAAGTTTTAGCCGTTTGTTCATCCTTATAATATTCTTTATAATTAGGATGAGTTATATCAAATCCTCCTGCTGTTATCCAACCATTCCAAGACACTTCTGGTTTTCTCCAGACAATTGCTATTTTACTTTCTGGAAAATTATCACGAATCCAATCTAAATTATAAATAAATTGATGACATCTAATTATTTTAAATTTTTCAGGATGTGTACCATCAAATGCTTTATTAATTTCTTCTTTTATATTATTTTTAGTTAATGTATTAATTTCATGAAATTTATGACCAAATTCAAATCCCGGACCAAAATAAGAACCAACATGTCTAATACCTCCAAATTTTTTTGGATGTATATAACATCTTTCAGGAGTTTGATCACTAATATCAATATTAATTTTAGATGTATGGCTTAAAACGTAACTAGCAGCTGACCATTTAGATCCTGGTGCCCCTGTCCAAAAAATCAATTTATCATCATCCATTTTCTCTTATCTCCACTAGATGCTTTATAGTGTCATATACATGTTTTTTATATTGTTCGTCTGTACCATTAAATAAATCTCGCATAGTTGCATCTTTGTTATTTTCTAATTCTTTAGCATACGGAGTAAGATAGTCAGGACGAAAATCTGCTAGTTTTAAGTATGCAGGAAACTTTGCTACTGTATTTAAATAATGTTCTATTACTTTGTTTATATTATCTGGTATTATTTCTTCTATCATAGCATTGGGAAACTTTGCTTTTATTTTAGATTTTGTTGCATGTACAGGATACATTATATATTTGCCTCCCTCCATAATATCCAATCCGCCTCTTTCTATAAACAATCTCTCAAAAAGTGGATAGTATTCTTCTATGTCATTATAGTAAGGCTCTATTGCGTTAAATAATGGTGGGAGCATCTTACCATTTACCATTCTATCAAAATGATTTGGAGCAATTAATCGGCGAGATATTGAATGCTCATCAATTGAAATATCTGCTGGCGTGTATCCATTTTCTTTACACGAATACCAATATATATTATCGTCTAATGTAGAAAGTGTTCGGCAATATGAATGACCTTTTGCCCCTTGTTCAAATGCTACAAATAAAAATTTATCATGATCAAATAAATTTAATCTTTTTTCATTCCTTCGGGACATATACCTTGAAATTCTTTAACCGTTCTACCAAATCTCCAAAAATTATTATCGGTTTTATCTCGATAATGAGCAATAGCATAAAATCTATTTTCTAGTAATGGATGAATCCACTTAGGAAGATGATGACAGAGGGCTACTTCCCCTCCATAGTCATATGATTTAGAACTGGTTTGAATTAGTTCGCCCCTTTTCTCAGACCATACATAATTTACTTCTGTGTATATTTTCATAAAAACTCCTTTATAATATTATTTATAATCTATATTTTAAATAATTACTTAATGCCTCTTTATAAGTTAGATCAAATATCTTAAATTTTATAAAAAATCTATCTTCGGCAGTTTTTGGTACACCATGCTTTTTTTTCGTATTAATTAATGCACAATGATATGTTACAAAATCTTTTTTATTAAATTTTATAGGAGATACTTTTTCAGTTAATTGTACATTCACAGAACATAAATTTGGATTAAGTTTGGCTTTAGATACCGCATCTATATGTGACGGTACACTTGATCCTTTTTTCTGTAAAATAAGTGTCGGTTTTATATCTTTAGTTTTAATTGATTCTTCAAGTTGAGTTATCAAAGATCTAAGTTCTGGCGAATTTAAGTTTTTTATATTACCATGTAGCCAAGTATTAGGACCACAAAACCAACTATCTTTATTTGGATTATTTCGAAAATATGGTGTTATTTCTGTATATCTTACTTCATTGAATAATTTTTTAATATTGTATGATAAACTTAATTCACACAAGTAGTTTTCTAACTTAAACATGTGTCCTCAATAAAAAATCTTGTACAATCTATTTTATCTTGTTTTCTCCCTACATAATACATTACATTTTCTTTGCTTAATTTTACGATATCTTGTGTATCAAACCAACCATCATATGCGCAAATATCACCTTTAACAAATAATATATTATCCTCTATTTTCCAATCAAGCCAAAAATTCGATCCCATTAACGTTAGAGTATCATGCTTAACCTTATTTACATCATCTATATTTTCAAAAATGATGTTAATTGCCATAGGTCCCACTTCACTCATTCCCCAATTAACCATTACAGTAGCACCTTGATTAATAAATGCTACAATTACATCCCATGTAATTTTATCAGTACCTATAGCAACAAAAATTCCTGTTAGATCTAATTTTTTAAAATCTTTTGTTAATGAAATAGCTTTTGCATGTTTTACAGTTAAATGAGTGTGAGTGTATTTTAATATTTCTTTATTAAATTTATAAGCATTAAAATCTTCTATAGTTAAATTTGCTCCTATACTAAAAGCAGGCAATGATTGGGCCAATAACCCAGCCGCATGATCTATTTTACATATAGTATATATTTTAGATTTTTTTGTTATTTTTTGAGATGCTAATGCAACTTCATTAGATGCTTGTAGATTTTTGGGTGATCTAAAAATGGTCTTTTGTGGACCTGTTGTACCACTACTTTTAATTGTAAGACCCTCATCTAAAATCTTTTGTAAGTTAACCATTTAACATGTTCCTTCTTTTAGTAAATTCTTCTATGTTCAATTTCCACACAGTCTGGTCTGTATAATATAAAACCATATCACAGACCTTAGAAACCATATTTTGTTTTTCTAAAAGAATATGTATTTTGTGATTTCGTAATGCCTTGCCACTATGTTCATTTGATATATTTGTAGTAATGTATAATTTATTGGTAGGACAGTTTTTTATATAAACTGGTACAAAATCTCGCCACGTAATAGAAGTCCAATTACCTTTGCTTAACCCTTTATACGGACTTGTATTCGGCAATTCACATCCCCTAAAATTTATTCTCCAACCATCTTTATCGACCTCGGGTAATGGATGACAACCACCAACGGCAACAATTTCATCATCTTTGATTGCACAATAGTATTCACCCCAATCTTTACACCATTCTAATTTCATTGCTTTAAAAGAAGCATTATTTGTATAACCTAATGCCTTACATTTATCACAAAATACTTGAAGTTTACTATATAATTTTTCGGTAATCGATTCTATAATCATAAATATTTGTCAACAGCGGGCGTGGCTTCATCTACAATATCTTTTTGTATCCTATATGAATTATAAGGAAGTAATTGAGGTATTATTGTATGAATTACACCTATTATAAATGCTAAGAATGTCCATAAAGTAAATTTCCCTGAAAACATAAAGTGTTCCCAATACGACAATTTAACCTTTTCTAAATGATCATGTTCTATTATATCCATTATTTCCTTAATTTTGTATTGAATTTGAATAACATTCTCTTAAATCAATAGTATTGATATTTTTTTTAATATATAATGCTAATTGATCCAAAAAATTTTCTAAATTAATATCAATGTCTATCTCATTAAGTAACTCATTATTCTTATGCGCATATTCTTTAATCAAATTATTATTAATTTCTACATCAAATATATTTTCAATAGTTTTATAATTTCCATTATAAATCGTCTCATAAACATCAATATTATGAAAACCTTTTATATTATCTAATGAAGCACGATGTATATAAAAATTGTATATATTTTTTATGTAATAATAAAGATCAAAAGACCCATTATTCATAAAATTTAATTTATATGATAGATATTTCCACTTTTGAAATTTTGTAACCAATTCTGTTTTAATTGGACTTTCTGGAATATTTTTTATTTCAATTAACCGACTTAAATATGGTTCTTCAGAAATTATATGTGATTTAATCCACCACAAAACAAATGACAATTTTAATGTTGTTTCATTTTTGGTATATAGTCTAACATATTTACATTTTTTATGCTTTTTAATATGTCTATAAATATGTGTTGGTAATACTATATCTATTTTATAATATATATTTAATTTATGAATATCTTCGATTGTTAAATTTTTATTTTCTACTTTTATTTCCCAACCCAAAACGGGGGTAGTTAAACATGGAAATAAATATCTATTAGATTCTGCTTTTATACATAAGTCATTTATATTAAAATATTTTTTATCTTGATGTATATTATATGCTAAAAAATCTCCTGACAATCCTGGATGGTAACTTAAAATAGTAATCATATGCTAGAATTAAATAATAAAAAAAATATTGCTATTCTTTTTTCAGGTGGTGTTGAGAGTACGTTATTATATTACTTGACATTAAATCAATCATTACCAGAAACTAATATAAAATTATTTATTGTTGATAGATATAATAATCCTATTAAACGTGCTTTTGATTTATATAATAAATTAAAAGTTTTGTGGAACGATACTCGCACAAGTTTAAGTATACTTTCAATTCCTGATTTTATTCTTCCTCATAAAAAATTAAATCAAGAATATGATTGTGTTATTTTAGGATTAAATAAATATCCAGATGATGAAAGTATAAGACCAAAATTTAAAGAAAATACTTTTACTGATACTAACATTAAAAAATTAAATAAATTTGCAAATTTTATTTTACCTTTTATAGATATTCAAAAAGATCAAACTATACAAATATATTATAATCACGGTATAGAAGAAATTTTACCAATGACACATAGTTGTGGTTCTTCTGAATTAAAACCGTGTGGAATGTGTTTTAATTGTAAAGAACGTATTTGGGCATACAATAAATTAAACAAATCTTTAGAGTTGGGTTTATAATGAATATTAGTAAAATTGGAAAATATGATAAATTTGATGAAATATATGAGTTTATCATAAATTTAGTTAATGATAATTTAAACATAATAAACGAACATAATCAATTAGCAATTCAATACGCAACAGATCCTTCTTGGACTAATTGCATGGGCCATAAAGCCGGACAAGGAAAGTTCTTCGATAAAGGTGTAAAAGAAACTGACTTTTGTAAAACCTTACCACAATTATTAAATACGCCCATTGATGATTTTTTAAATAATGCGCCACACACATTATATAGATCTAGAATTTTTGTAGCTCATCCAATAGGGGAATGTTATAGTCATCACAAAGATCCTGTAAAAAGATTACATTTACCTATAATTACTAATCCAGAATCATATTTTTTATCATATGAACCAGACGAAATTCGACATGAAAATATGATTGCAGATGGTACAATGTATATTGTTGACACTACAATACCGCACACATTTTGTAATTACGGTGATTCTCAGAGAATCCATGTAGTAGGTAGTTTAAATTTATAATTATTGCATATAAGTTACTTTTATCGGTACTTTTTTAAATGTGTCAATAAGAAATCCTTCTTTATGCTCCTCACGTCTATTTCTATTTTTATCGCGTATACCAATACCCATCAAAAGAACCGGTTTTTCGTCAAATATATCATTTACTCTACTATCAAAGCATTTACAACATCCAGTATCATATCCCAACATTGCCGCTGCTAAATTAACAGTTCCCGCCGCAATACCAATTGCTTGATGTAAGTCATCATTCAATATTCGAGTTGTTTCTTTTTTTGTAGATGTTGTGTTTGTGTATTCCCTTATTTCACCATTTCTATCCCATGAATCAGGGTACTCAAATGCAATTTTTGAATTTTCAACAAATACTAATAATAATTGGGCTAAAACTTGAGGATTTTTACGCCCCATCTCCGTTGTAGTTGAGTCATAAATGTCTTCAATTATATTTCTATTTTGAATAGCATACACAGAATAAAAATCTAAATTTTGTTTACTTGTACATTGCGTTGCTGCTGAAATGAAGGTTTCTATATCTTTTTGTGGAATGGTCTTATCTAAATCCCAATTACGATTACAATGTTGAGATTTAAGAACTGATTTTTGTATCATTTTGTTAAACATTTTTTATTTCCTTTAGTCAGTTTATCGGTCTGCTCCGAATTAAATACTTATATTATTTATATGTTTTATCTCCTGGCCATAGCGGTAATTGTACACCCACTTTTCTTTTTGGTATTTTACTATCAGCAGAACTCACGCAATTATCAGTAATACATGGCATAGGTTTGTCAAATAATTTAAATCCAGTTTGAATATTTCCTAAAGGTATATCAGAGCAAGAATATGACCGCTTAATGCTCCCACAAGGCTCGCGTATAATAATACTACGAAAACCCGACGAGCAGATCCAGCCTTTGAATTCATTAAAATTAAACGCATTAAATCTCTCAGCTTGATCCATTTCATGCATAATCCCTTTCGAATCAATTAACTCAATTTCCATTTGTCCTGTTTGAGACTCATTATGCAATATATCCAACTGACTTTTAGTATATCCATCCACCACTTTAGTCGCCGTAGGATTAGATTGAGGTTTTAAAGTTGTATGAATACCTCGCTCTTTAAAATATAAAACATGATCTGTTAATGTCCAAAATTTCTCAGGTATCATTACCATGTTGATAGTAATTCTTACACCATTATCTTGACAATATACTAATTTGTCTGTAAATTCTTCAATCTTTTTTTCAGTATCCAAATGTTCAAAATGAGCAGATGCGGTTATTGAAGCCCTATCAAATTCTTTGGCATATTTGATATATGTTTCAAACCATTTCATCTTTCTTGAACAGTTTGACGTCATATGTATTCTCTGTCTCTTTGAATATTTATCATCTGCGAGGTATTTTAATATATCTAAGTAACCAGGATGAAAAGTTGGTTCACCACCAGACAAAGACCAATTAAATGAATTAAATCCTTGATCTCTTGCTTGACGTTTTATTTCATCTATAGTCTTAAAACATAACTCTGTGGGTCTATGATCCTTCTTATCTGACCTCGCGTATGGCCAACAATAAGAACAGTGATAATTACAAAATCTTCCTAGTAACCATGATATAGTAAAAGTATCATGATGTAACATGGATTTTGTTCCTACAAGTTGTATATCATCAAGTGGAATTTTAGTAAAATCATTCATATTAAATATTTTTTAATTCTTGGATGTAAACTTTCCACAGCACTTGTATTTCTAATTTTATCTTGCATTCTTGTATGTTTTTTAAAATGGTGTCTTAATTCCTCTACACTATTTGGTTTCATGGCAGGATACGCATTTGGTTCAAATTGATTCCATATTGGATCATTTAAACATGTTTGAACAGGAGTTAATGTTCTCTCTATAAATTCTTCATCCTTAATATTTTCTTCTTTTATTAAATCATTAATTTCTTTTATTATAAATTTTTTATCTTCTTCAAATAAAATAGAAGGATGAAAATGTGGTGGATCGTAACATGCTTGAATATATGCAGCTCCAACAGATGCACGCTCTTCAGGATCTCCATCTTTTCTCATATTATAAAAAAATCTTGCCCACTCTTTTACATCAAAAATATTATACATTTGCACAACCACATTAATTGAAAGATGTACAAGATTAGGAAGAGTTTGTAATTGATTAATATTTTGTAACACTGAATCCCATTTAGCATTTGTTCTTATGTAATCATATGTTTTTCCTACACCATCTAAACTCGCGCAAACATTTAATTTATTAAATTGTTTAAATAATTGCCAATGTTTATTAAAATTTGTACAATTAGAAGTAATATTTAATTTTAAATTTGTATTACCTTCTTCAATTAACTTCTCTAAAAATGCTATTGTATCTGGATCTACTGTGGGTTCTCCGCCCAATATGTCCAAATTCTCTATAAGTTTAAAATCTATATCAGAAAGAAAATTTATAATATCCATATTACTTGAAAGATCTTCTCTGTTCCTATATGGATCATAATATTGATTTAAATTTGGATTCTGTTGCAATTCTTTACTTATCTCTGAACTATTTCCTGGATCACACATACGGCATTTTAAATTACAAACATTACCAGGACGAATATCTAATGACAATGGTTGTTTATATCGATTACCATATTTTAAATCTGGAGTAATGTGGTCGTATTTTTTTAAATAATCGAGTCTATCACTAGACCACCCATTTCTTTCTCGATCACCGCACACATGGCATTCAAGTGGCTCTTCTCCTTTTAATAAATTTTCTCTTATTTCCAAGAGTTGTTTATCATTATAAAAAAACTCTTTTAATCTTTTATTTGCAGGAATTCCTGAAGATTTTTCACTAAGTTGTGATTTTGTATAACGTCCTTCACAACACATCTTAATTGAATTTTTGGATACGTTTGCAGTAGTATGCATAAATGGGGCGGGACAATAAAATCCCTTTTTATATTTTATTTTTTCATGAATTTCACGTCTCATAAAAATTCCTTAATTAAAAATTTATCTTTTTCTAACCAATGTCCAACTTGATTTACTGGTATTCCTCCACGTCGGACATAAAAATCATCAATATCATTTAATTTATTTAATAATTCAATTTGCTTAATACTTCTACAATTAAATCCCATATTTAATGCAGTGGGCCGATAATGAAAAATATTACTTAACCACATTAATCTTGTTCCTGGATTTTCATGCTCACCATGATCAGAAATAAAATCATAAATAGAAAATCTCGAATCTAATAAATCTACGTGATCATAATATAATTTTACATTATCTTTAAATTCATTAAACCAAGATAACCAGCTTTGCATTCCTCCAAAATACTCAACATATTTTTCAAATTCACCCTCTTTTACTTTCGATGATGCGTCTAAAATATCTACACTATCAATAAAATCTTTATAATTTAATCCGTCCCATTTTTCATGTATTTGTTTCATCATATATAATGAATATAAATTATAATCAAAAAATACTAATTTAAAATTTTCACTATAACCTGTATCTTTTAAAATTTTTAAATGATTAAGTCCACACGCCACTGAATAGTACACAGATAAATCTTTTATAGAATGGTGATTGTGAATAGACGGTGAATCTTTTTGTAAAAAAGTCTCCGTATTGAAAGGAAGAAAACATTGTGTAGAATTATCTTTTATAAAATTATAAATATCATATTGATCATCTATATAAATGAAAGTTTTTTTAATTTGAGAACTAAATTCTCTTCTTTTTATTTTTGATAATTGAGGACATCCTCTAGATTTCCATTGTTTAACATTTAAATAATATAAGTTTTGATCTCCTAATAAAACATCATCATCTAAAATATCTTGGTCTAATTTTTGTATAAATGTACCATCATCTACTTCTAAATCATATCCTACTTTTATTATTATTGCGTGATCAACTGATTTTGTTTCTAAAAAACTAAGAGTCTCAACATAAGTATCAAAAAGTTTAAAAGACTTCTCATATGAAGACGGTGGTGGATATGGATAAGGTTGGGAATTTACTTGCCAATCCAATTCCATAAACCAATATTCTGTTAAATTTTTTTGTAATCCTTTAACAAAAGGATCAACATTATTTGAATTATTAATCCAACAAATAAAATATTTTCTTTTTAATTCCATATTATAATATGTGGGCGCCGTTGTCATTTGAGAAAGCACAATGTTCACCACAGTGATTAGCACACATCTCTAATCGAGGATTAATGGGCGAATCCATTCTATTATTCCATGATTCATGTAAATCTTTTTTCCACAAATCACTATTAACTATAATGTCTTCTAAAGAATGAGAATACAAACTATTAAAATCCTTAGAATATTTTTTTGCATAGTAATCCTTCCACGTATTTGGTTTAATGGGATTGTAGTCTGAATATGATCCAATAAAATAACAACATTGCCAAACAGTTGCATCATGTTCTATCTGAATTTTTTGTTCTCCATCTCCCCAATGACAAGAAATTTTTGTTTGATTTAAATAATCATCAACAGATCCATGTTTTTTTATTAAAGTTTCAGTTGCATCTTTTAAATTTTCCCATAATATTCCATCAGTTTGTTTAATAGTTTTAGATTTATGTTTTTTATTTTTCTTTGCTTTACGCGTAAAATCCTCATCATTGTCCTTAATGGCATGAACTACATTAAAAATTGATCTTGTATTATTAGTTCGCACCTTTCTAAATCCATACTCATCTGCTAATTTATATAATTTATCAATTTGGTGTTTATTATGATCAAATATTATGAATTGCCATTCCGCTTTTCCACCCGCATCTATAAATGCCCGAGCATTAGCAATTGCTTTATCATAATTAACATTTCGTCTATACATTTGTTGTGTTTCATTATCTGTTCCATCTATTGCAAACCAAACACAATTTTTCTTATTAAACATCCATAATTTTGCTAAATCAGCCCACCAGTTAGTACTATGCATACCGCCGTTAGTACTCATTTCAATAGATAAATTATCATTTTTATTTTCCATTATATATTGTACAATTTCTTTAAATTGCGGGTGAAATGGTGAATCTCCAAAATTTCCGTTAAACTCTATACTCTCTAATGTTTTTAATAACTCTATTGGTAATGCCCTTTTAACAATATCAAAAGGCATATTTCCTTTAGCACCAGTTACCAACGTAGGATTAATTGTAATACCATCAATATTACGTTGACAACCCGGACACATCGCCTGACAATTATTTGTAATTTCAATTTGGACTATTTTTATATCATTTATACTACTATAAATCATTTTAAATATCTTTCAAGCTGTGGTGTAATATCTAAAACATTTGTTTTTCTTAATTTATCTGCTAATCTGGTATGTTTAATAAATTGCTCTTTATTATATTTTATATTAGGTAACATCCATCTATCACCTCTTTTTTCAAGATCATCTGGTAACTTGTCTACAAATTCTGAATCTTTTCTATAATGACTTACATCTTTATTAAGATCTGAATATACTTGCTGAAAACATTCTTGTTCTTCTTCATTAATATTATAATCATATATTACTCTCTCTATTTCACTTCTAATAAAATCTTTATGATCATCATCTAACCAATGTATATTTAAATGCATTGGTTCAACTATTGGATGTAGTGCCGGCGGATCTATAAATTCAAATCTACGGCTTTGCTCTATCATCCATGCAACATGATTGTAAATATGGAAAATATTATATACATTTATTACACTATTAAATCCTATACTATTAATATTTGGTAATTCACACGCTTTTAAGAAATTAGTATGAACTTTTTTCCACTCACATCCTGTTCTACAATATTCAAAAACTTTTCCCAATCCATCAACACTAAACCGTAATTGTAACCCTTTAAATTGAGAAAGAAGATCAATAACTTTCTTAGGCCAAACTGTACCATTAGTAATTAAATGTAGTTGTATATTTTTAGCATCACCATGTTCAACTAACTGTTTCCATATTTTTATACAACTTGGATCTATAAATGTTTCTCCTCCAGACATTTTTAACCAACGGACACCTTCAAGATTATAATTATCATATAATCGAGAATTATCTTGATCCCAATCAATAGATTCAGCCATTTTCATTTGCCACGGATTATCAGTCCACATATCCCAATATGTACCTTCTAATAAATCATAATTATCTAAAACTTCCTTTTCTATTTTACTACTCCAAATACTACTACAAGATCGACATTTGGCATTACATAATTTTCCTGGTCGCAAATCTATGTCTATTGGATGGTCATATATATTTCCCGTTTCAACATTAAATCCCATATTATCCATCGTAATACCTTCTGGTGCATATCTGTTTATAAAATCAATTCTAGCACTTTCTCTTTCAGCACCAATTTCTTCATAATGCTTACAATAATTACAAGGATTTGAACCATCTTCTAAAACGGGCCATTCATTTTTTAAAAAAGCTTCTCTAACAGTTTTAATCTTATCACTTGTCCACCAGTTTTCTTGTTGATTGGCTACAGTATCCCCTTCTCGAATTGCTGGTGTATCAATTCTATCCATAATATCACTCATACAACATAATTTAAAAGCACTATTACCCATACTAGTATAGGTATGTAAAAATGGTGCAGGGCAGAACACCTTCTTGATTTGCTCTTTCATAATTTTCCTTGTCTTCTTGCTTTTAATGCTTCACGAATTCCAATTTTAACATACTTTTCATCATCTAAAAAATGCAAACTAGTATCTTTCCATTCTGGCATTTTTTCAAATCCATCCCACATTTTCGTTAAAATCCAAGGAAATTCATGGGGACCTGACGCCACATGCATACATTTTGTTTCATATAATTTAAATTCTTTGCATAGTTCTTTATACCAGTTTAAATATTTATTAGGTATAAAATCGCATGAAAAATTATTCATTTGATGATTTGCTATATGCGCCATTGATAATGTTAAATGATTATAATCATTTGTTACAGCAATTGTGCCATCAGTAAAATTACTATATCTAATTCCTATCCTCGAATGACCTAATCCCAAACTTTTACTTAAACTAAAACACACTTCCTTTATGGCGGGATGATTAACATCTATAGTAATATCATAACACGTACCATACCACGCACAATCAATAAGTACTGGTACATCTTTTTCTAAACATGAATCGAGGGTTTCTTGTAAAAATGGAACTTGATTCCCGTTTCCACAAAATGGCATACTAATTATAACCCAATCATTTTTTTGTATTGGTTCTTGAATATCATCATGAGGATATTCCGTATCTATAAATTCCCATTCATTAAAGATTCTTCTATGATAATGATATTCTCCTCGATAAAATCTTAATCTTTTATCTTTATATCTAAAATAACTTTCATCAAGTGCTTGAGTAGTACCTATAATTATATGCTTTTGTTTGAATCTATCCAATCCATCTATTTTATTTAATTTTGTTGATCTAATCCATGAGTCTATATTTTTTAAAAACTTTTCTTTACATTCCCAAAATCCCGGAGCTTCAAATTCCTCTTTCCAAGGCAATTCACCTAATGATTTTTGAAAATTTGGATCAAAAATTGCGTAATGTTTATCTTTGAATAATATACTATTCTCTTTTAAAATTCTTTTATATTTCCAATAATTTATATTTTTTAAATGTGCATAAATTGGTTCAGCTATCTCAGGTAAAGATTTTCGAAAATTCTGTGATCTATACTTGTCAAGTGCCTCAGTACGATCAATAAACTCTCTAATATGATATGACTCATCTTGTGTCCACATATATTTTAAAATAGAATTTAAACAATTCGTTGTTACATCTATTACATAATCATTATCCACAATATTCTCATAATGTTTCCACATCTTTCTCTGTTCTATTAATTTGGGAAACCTTTCTAAAAAACTTTCATATTTAGATTGAACTAATAATTTTATTCGTTCTGGCAAACATCTAATATTATAATATAATGGATTATGTAAATGATGCATACTAAAAAACATATGTTTACCATTTATATTAAATCTTTTAAAATTTTGTTGTATTGTCCATTCTATTAATTCAGGAATATTCAATACATTAAAAACTTGAACTGTTGTAGTAAACCATCCATTTATATTTGGAATTTGATCAATCTTATGAACCGTTTTTTCAATTTTTTTCCAATTACTCGGAAAGCGTATATATTCATTAACATCTTTAATACCATCAACACTTCCGCCCAATTCAACAAGTCTAAAATGTTTCCATAATTCAAATGCCTTATCAGGTATATTAACTAAATTAGTATTATAATCTAATGCAATACGCTTAGATCTACCTGTGTCAATAAATTTTTGTAATAATTCATAATTAGCTTTCGCTATAGTAGGTTCTCCACCACTGATATGAATCATTTCAATATTAGGGGCATTTTCAACTATTTGATTAAAAATATCACCACGTTCATGCCAACTATAAGGATCAAAACCATCTATACATATTTGACCTTGTTTATCCTTTTTTAAATACAAATACTTATCATCTGCTGCATCATGTCTAAATCTATTCCATCCAAAAGCATTAACCCAATCATCTTTCCAAGGGCTACTTTCTGTCGGTCCGCACATTCTACATTTTAAATTGCACAAATTCCCCAATCTAATATCAGTATGTAAAATAGGTGAAGAGAAGTCAATAGATCCATCTGATTTTGTTAAATTTTTAGCATCATCTATAGTAAAAGATTGCAAGGTTTTATCTTCAATCAAAGGTTTTTCCCATGAAGGACATTGTAATTCAATTTGTCCTTCTCGCAATGCCCTCTGCTCATATCTTCTTCTATCTACAACCCTTCTACTATGTTGTCCTGCGTCCTCTTCCTCATTACATCTTTGACATACTGGATGCCTTTCACCTTTTAACATAGATGATCTAACGTCTTTTAATAGTTTACAATTTCTTGCTTCATTTATAGAAGCATTATCAGCTGTCATTATTTCATTATTATCTTTTCTGCAAACTCCTCTAGTTTTTCTGTGGGTATTTGCTTGAACGCACATACGATATTGTCCATTATTATTAATACTGAAACTAGTCCAAGGGACGGGACAATAACTTATATTATCTGTATTCATTATACAACTCCTTTAATTCAGGAAAAATTATACTAAAATTAAGTTGTCTAATATTTTCTAAATTTTGTATATATTCAAATGTCTGAGGCAATAAATTAGATTGATCTTCAGACCACATAAATTCAATTAATGATTTTAATTTTTTAATTCCATTTGGTCTTTCCAATACTTGATCATAATATTCAAAATTCTCTTCTAACCATTTATAAAAATCATTATATATGTCTGAGGTCTTTTCTTTATATTCTTTTGTTAAACATTTTACACTTAAAAAATTAGGACTATGTAAAAAATGAATTCCTATCATTCCTCCATGTTGAGGCCACTTGTTTATTTCAGAAATTTCATCTTGTGCCAATTTCCATTTAATAAAATCTGGTATGTGCATTATATTGAAAATGCTCGCAGTCGTATCTATATTAATTTTTATATTTTCATTATTTGTTGCAAACCTATTATATCTTATAAGATTTTGCATAGTTTTATCTAGTTTACTAGGATATCTTAACCATTCATGACGCTTCTCTACACCATCTAGACTAACAGCAATTTCCACCAATGATAATTTCCTTAACATCGGAAATAATTTATCATCAATTTCTTCAGCATTTGTATTAAAACGTAAATTTGTTGTCTTTGGAGAATTTTTAATAAAATGTTTAAATTCATCTATAATTGTAGGTTCACCCCCTAATATATACGCATCTGATATTGGTTGATTTGATAATCCTTTCCAAGTTTGCTCATTCTTATACCAATTATATCCACCATTCTGATTCTTCCCCTTAGACCAACTTAATTTGTCTTGTAAATCTGAACTTATATCATTGTTCATCATTTTTTTCCAATCTTTTATCCAAAAACTACTATCATCTGGATTACAAGTTGAACAAGCTAAATTACACTTATTTCCAAGTTTTAAATCAACATAATGAATATTTGCTGGTGCTGTTCCATCATTTTCAGTATGCCACACAATCGAATTATAATCTAATTTCTTCTTCCATTTTTCATTTTCCCACATACGTTTACTATTATATCCAACCTCCTCTTCTTTATAACACTTTTGACATTCTCGTGGTTTATTTCCTTTAAGCATTTCTGAACGCACATTTTTCATATAATTGGTATTCCAATAATCTATCCAATTATCTTGTTTTAAATTAACTAATTGTCCATCATTTTTTTTATTACAACCTATTTGTGGATGTTCTTCATCACTACTACTATTAGCTGTACAACATAATTGCATATTGCCCGTAGTTCTGGTGCTTAAATGTATCCAGGGCAAAATACAAAATCCACTATCCTCTTTTTTCCAAGGGGCTTTTGGTGCATTATCTAAATAATCAATCATCTCCGGTGCTAAATGATTTTTATATTGTTGATTCCTAATATTATCATAAAATCTAGTTGTTTGTTTTAATTGATAATGTTTTAAATCTTTTATATTATTGACAGGTATATTTTTAACAAAATTCTGAAAGAATTCTAAACGTGGAATAATTCCTACAACTTTTTTTGTATTTGCTTCAAATTTTTCTAAAGCTAATTTTAATAAATCATGATCAATAAATTCAGGATTCAATTCACTACTTTGTGGTATCATCTGAAAATCGACATCCACTTCTGACATTGCATCAGGATCATCCCATTCTGCGTAACCTGGATAATATGTCGAATATAAATTAGATGCCCATATATAAATGTCATCCAAATTAAATATATTATATGGTTGAGCAACTATAGAAAATCCTATTGAAACTTTATTTTCTAAAGTTCCCTTTTTTTTAAAATGACTAAACATCAAATTGACACTTTTATTCAACGCATCCCAATTAAAAGGATATCGAATATAATCATAAACTTTATTAGTACCATCTATGGAAATTCTGAAACGACAATATTTAAAATGTGAAATTTTTTCTAATAAATCTGTATTAAATTTTGTACCATTAGTAGTTAAATCTAATACTATATTTTTAGCATAATCATTTTTTATAGCATAATCCACCGCATTTAAAAATTTATGATTAACTGTTGGTTCTCCACCAGTAACCTTTAAAACTTCTAATTCTGGTATAGCAGAAATAACATCTTGTTCTAAAAATGGTTTTTCAGCACGAAATGATAATCTATCTGACATCTGTTTTTTATACCTATCATTCTTTGCGTATCTACCATAATCAAAATGATTTGGTATGCGTTTATCATCATTGACTTGAATGAGTAATTCCTTTTGATGTTGATCACTACTACCCGCACTACACATTCTACATGCTAAGTTACACTTGTTATCATACTTTATATCTAAATATTTTAATTTTGGTTCTTTCGAATTTAATGAATTAATATTATCTGCAAATCTCCCATTCATGGCAATTCGTAAACTTGCAATTCCCATATCTTCTCTTTTCCAACACGTTGAACAAATTTTTGGTTTTTCATTATTTAAAAATTGTTTTCTTATATCATCCATTTCTGAACTATAAAACGCATCTTTAATTGAAGCGAGATTTGCATGTAATGCATCTTTGTTTGCATCATCTTTTAAATTTTTAGTATTATCTCCTCGTAAATTTTTATTACTATCACAACATACTCGATACCAACCAGCCACACTTGATGTCATATGTATCCACGGCAATATACAAAAACTTTTTGTAGGAATGTTTATATTTTCTTGTAAAAACTTTTTTGTATGTATTTTACCTTTTAAAATCTTTCGACCAAAACTATTATATATTTGTTCTGAATCATCATCATCTAATTTAATATCAGGTAAAAATCCATATACATGTACTCGATCATTTAAATTAGAAATAAGTTTTTTTAATTGCTTAAAAATATTTGAATAATTTTTATATTCCCATAATGTAAATTCATTAGCATAAACATTACTAACCCATATAAATGTATTTCCTGTTAACTTATTAATTTTATTAACTTGCCAGCCCTCATGATTATTTAAAATGTCCCATCGCCAATATTCATGTTGTTGTTTATTTTTTACAAATGTTTTCCAATGTTGTACAAAATTTTCTAATCCTCCCCATCTGACACACTCTTCCTTCCACAACTCATCAAATTCTCCAATATCATCACAAAATTCTATTATACTATCCTGATTATTTGTATTATCTGTAAATTTTATATTAACTAATTTATTAAAAATATCTTTAAATGTTTGTTTTTTTGGATTCCAATGTTCTGGCAATAATCTCTTAAAAGATAAAGATGGTCCACTTATATCATAAAATATAACATTTTCTTTTCCTGAATAATTAAAAGTTTTTAAAATATGATTTCCAGCAAATCCTGCAGATAAAATCACATAATTATCAAATTGTTTTGGTGCGTTTATTTCTTCTAATAATTTATAAAAATTATTATTGGGCATCTCTGTTGGATATGGTTCTGAATTAAATGCATATAATTTACTAGAATATCCTCTAGTTGTAAGTGAATTTTGATATCTAACCTTACTTTCCATTTCATTAAGTAATTCTTTATCTTGCTGTACTTCATCTAAATAATAAAATTCTTTACTTTCTCTTATTTTGAGGTTAAATCCTTCAACATTATATCCGTATTTAAAAACTGCATTTAAAAAATTCCAGCCCCAACCCATACGTGTTCCCTTTTCAATTTCTTTCATTTTTAATTTATAATCTCTCGGCTTTAACCATAGGGGAG